CTTGGTATGCTTATGATGCAGTAGATGGAGGAGGAAGTCAATTAGCAACAGCAACAGTAACTCATACAGGATTTGAAGGTTATTCAGATTTTTGGGATGGCGTAGCAGGAAACGATATTGATCCAGATGATTTTGAATTAACTAACACAGGAGGTAGTAGCATAATATACCTCCCTGATAATACAGCTTCTTTTGCTTATGATATGAACTCAGGAACAGCAACTAAAGCAACCATTAGCACCTCTGCTTCAAGTGTAGCTGCAACTAGTGGTAATTATACTTGGACTATTGAAAGAATATGTAGTCCTAAATATACTCCTGTAAAAATGAGATTTATAAATAAGAATGGAACACCACAAGATCAATACTTCTTTCTAAAATCTTCTAAAACAATATCTGCAAAATCAGAAAGTTTTAAAAGAAATATATTTACTTATTCTTCTACAAGCTATGATTCTAAAGACCATCAAAAACAAACCTTTAATAAAAATGGGAGTTATAGATATACTTTAAATACAGATTATATATCAGAGGCTTATGTAGCAGTCATGCAAGATATTGTATTAAGCGAATATGTATGGATTTATACAAGTGGATCAACAAGTTTAACTGAAGGATATTATAGACCTGTTAATGTAGTTAGTAATTCACTCGTTTGGAAGTCATCATTAAACGATAAACTAATCCAATATACATTAGAGGTTGAAGATGCAAACGATTACATTAACAATATATTATAATGAAGCGTGAAGTACAATTATATATATCAGATACCAGAGTAGATTTATTTAAAGATGAAACAATAAGTCTTACTGATACTATTCAAAATGTAAGAGATATATCAAAAGTATTTGCAACTTTTACTAAAACATTTACGCTTCCTGCTTCTTCTACTAATAATAAACTATTTAAGCATTATTATAATTTTAATATTCGTAATGCCTCCGATACTAGCCAGAGTGCTTTTGATGCAAGAAAAAAAGTAACAGCAAGAATCGAAATAAATCTAGTTCCTTTTAAAGATGGTAAAATAAAACTAGAAGGAGTTGATATGAAAAACAACCAACCTTATGCTTATAGAGTTACTTTCTTTGGAAATACTGTAGACATTAAAGATACTCTAGGCGAAGATAAGTTATCTGCCTTAACTGATTTAAGTAGTTTAAATAAAGACTATGATGCAGGTACTTTAAAAACCTATCTAACTACAAACCCGTCTTCTTCTGATATTATAGTACCATTAATTACTCATACTCAAAGATTATATTTTGATTCAGGAGAAACAACAGCAGATACAGGTAATCTTGCCACTACATCAAACACGCATGGAGTAAGATTTGATAATTTAAAATATGCAATCAGAGTACATAACATAATAGAAGCTATACAATCTCAATACGCAGATATTACATTTTCATCTGATTTTTTTACAGAAACAAGTAACGATCAATATTCTAAATTATTTATGTGGTGTCATAGAAAAAAAGGGAATGTTGAAAGCGGATCACAAGTTACGGACTATCCTAATTTAGCTACAGGATGGAGTGCAGGAGCTGGAACTGGAGGTAGCTCAATATTATCAAATCAAAATACTTTACGAATTACAGAAGATAATCAGACATTTGGAACTGCTTTTACTTTTTATTTAAATGAAGCATCAGGAAGTGGTACTTATGATTTGCTAATTGAAAGAAATGGATCAAGTTATTATAATCAAAACGGAATAACAGGAGATACTACAATTAATCTTTATAGTTTAAATGGAAGTCAAGTAGAACAAGGAGATTATACTGTAACAATAACAGTAACCTCAGCAGTTACTTTTACAGCTTTAGTTTGGACTGTTACATCTCAAGAGCCGTCTGAATCTGCTATTACAGATGCTTATAGTACAGGATTTACAGCAGCGGCAACATTTGAATTTAATGTACCTCAACAATTACCTGATATTAAAGTAATAGATTTTCTAGCTGGTTTATTTAAGATGTTTAATTTAACTGCTTTTGTAAACAACACTGGAACAATGGTAGTTAAAACTTTAGACAGCTATTATTCAGGAGGAGCAACATACGACATAACAGAACATGTAAATATAGAACAAAGTCAAGTTAATGTAGCTTTACCATTTAAACAAATAGACTTTGGCTATGAAGAAACTGAAACATTTTTTGCAGCAATACACGATCAATTATTTGGTCAACAATGGGGTACTATAAAATGGAATGAGCAAGATTCTAATTTAGACGGAAGTGTATATAAAGTAGAACTACCATTTGAGCATCAAAAATATGAAAGGCTAATTGATATTGACGATAGCTCTAGTACGACTATTCAATGGGGATGGAGTGTTGATGACAATCAAGATTCATATATAGGTAAACCATTATTATTTTATCCGATATATAATTCTATGAGTGCTAATAATATTAGTTACATATCTGCTATAAATGCAGATCAGACTTTTCAAACAGAAGAAACAATTTCTGGAAGTATTAACATACCTAGTAATGCTGTGGCTTTAGCATCAGGCACAAGTACAGCTAATATTAATTTTAATAATGAGCCAAACGAATATACAGGGGATGAAACTTTTACAGGTACTTTATTTAAAAACTATTATTCAAGTTATATTTCTACTGTATTTGATGGAAGGAATAGATTAACAAAAGTAAAAGCAAAATTACCCATGAATATTTTACTTAACTATACATTGGCAGATAAATTTAGAATAGGGGGTTCAACATATAGAATAAATAGTATAACAACAAACCTAACAACAGGCGAAGCAGATATAGAATTATTAAATATAACATAATGATAAAAAATATATTAGAGATATTACCTTTTGTACAAGGAGGAACAGAATTAATAGAGATAGCTAAAGGAAAATATAAATATCCTGAGACCTATAGAGAAACATTTAAACTAATAAGAAAAGAGTTATGGCACAAAAATTAATAATGCAGCTTGAGGCTAGGACAGATAAGGCTGAAAAAAACATAGAGACAGTAAATAAAGAGGTTAAAACTTTAGAAAAAAATGTAGATAAAACAACAGACGCTTTTAAAGGTGTAGAAAAAGCAACTAAAGATACAGCAAAAGGGGTTCGTAGAATAGGCACAACTCTAAAGGCTATTGGGATAGGGCTTTTGATAGCTGCTTTTGCAAAATTAAAAGAGGTATTTGAAGAAAATCAAAAAGTAACAGATGCTTTTAATACTACATTTAATTTTTTATCGGTTGCTTTTAATGACTTTTTTAATTTCTTAGATGCTAATATAGGAACTGTAGTAAGTTACTTTCAAAGTATATTTGATGACCCTTTGCAATCTATTGAAAACTTTGGTAGAGCTTTATTTGAAAATGTAATTGAAAGAATTAAATCATCATTAGAAGCTTTAGGTTTTTTAGCAAGTGCAGTAAAAAAAGTATTTGCTAGAGACTTTACAGGGGCATTAGAAGATGTTAAAGAGGCAGGTAAGGAAATGGTAGATGCTATTACAGGTGTAGATAATACATTTGAAAAAATAGCAGAGATTGCACCTAAAGTTGCTAAAAGTATCTCCAAATATGCTAAATCTACTTATGATTCTGCCAAAGCACAAACAGAAGCTAATAAAGCAGCAGAGATAGCAGTAGCAAGAAACAGAGTTATATTAGAACAAAAGGATAGGGAGGCAGAATTACTTAGACAAATAAGAGATGATGATTTAAGAACAATAGATGAAAGAATAGAAGCAAACAATAAGTTAGGCGAAGTATTAAAAGAACAAGAAAAACTTATGCTAGCTAATGCAGATGCTTTAATTCGTGCAGCACAATTACAAGTTGATAAAAATAATAATGATGCTAACCAGATTGCTCTTTTAGAAGCTAAGGCAGAAAAAGAAGCAGTACTTGCACAGATTACAGGATTTATGTCAGAGCAGTTAGCTAATCATAATTCATTGCTCAGAGAAAATTTAGATATTGAAAAAGAAGTAGCTGACGCTAAAGCTGCTATTGCTCAAGCACAAATGGACACAGCAGCAAGAGGTTTTCAATTACTTGGTAAAATGGCAGGTAAAAATAGGGCTTTACAAGCAGCAGCAATTATAGGAGAAAACGCTTCAGGTATTGCAAAACAAATTATATCTACAAGAGCGGCTAATGCTGCAGTTACTATGAAATATGCAGCTATTCCATCTCCAGCAGGTCCTGCGTTAGCAGCAGCAGAAAAAAAACTTAATAAAATTAGTTTAGGGTTAGGTATAGCTTCTTCTATTTATGCAACAAGTCAAGCGTTGAAAGCATTAAAAGCAGGAGGCTCGCCATCTTCCCCATCTGTAGGGGCTGAAGCAACAGAAGCACAAGCTCCAGCGTTTAATATTGTAGGGCAAAGCACCTCCAACCAATTAGCTGATGTTATAGCAGGACAACAACAACAACCTATTCAAGCCTATGTAGTTTCTAATGATGTAAGTACTGCACAAGAGTTAGATCGTAATATTATTACAGGAGCATCAATAGGATAAACAAAAAAAATAATTTAATCGTTATAATAGTATGAAGATAATAGAACTTATTTTAGGAGATGGAGTTTTTTCAGGTATAGAGGCTATTTCTTTAGTAGAATCTCCTGCAATAGAGGAGGATTTTATTGCTTTAAAGTCTCAAGAAGTTAAACTTGCTGAAGTATCTAGCGAGAAACGAATCTTAATGGGAGCTTTACTAGTACCAAACAAACCAATATACAGGCAAAACGGAGAAGAAGATTACTACATTTACTTCTCTAAAAACACAATAGAGAAAGCATCTCAGCTTTACTTAATGAATGGCAAGCAAAACAATGCTACTTTAGAACATCAACACACTTTAAATGGATTAACTCTTGTAGAGAGTTGGTTAGTTGAGGATGAGGTACATGACAAATCCAGAAAGTATGGTTTAAATGTACCTGTAGGAACTTGGATGGGTGCTGTTAAGGTAAATTCTGAAGAAGTATGGGAGGAATTTGTTAAGACAGGAAAGGTAAAAGGATTTAGTATTGAAGGCTATTTTGCTGATAAAGCAGAAAGACCTAAAGAACCAATAAACGATTTAGAAATGGAAGCAGAACAACAACTATCTACAATTAGAACAATTATTAAAGAGGGAGAAAGAGTAGAACTAAGTTTTAAAAACGATGCAGAAAAGTTGGCTAGAAATCAGAATGGCTTTGAAAATGATTTTTTAAAAGAAAGGAAAGTTATAAATGCTAGCATTAACAGTTTCGATCAGAAAGTTAGCTTTTTAAAAAAAGATATAAATAATGCAGAAAATCTTTGGAATAGGATAGAAAAAGAAGCTATACAAAATGAAATAATAGCAGAACAAGCATTAACTAAAATAAATAGAGCGGCAAAAGAGCTAGGGGTAGACCCTTCTAAAGTCGATGGTTATAAAAAATTATCAATGATATCTTCAAGAGTTCGTCAATTAAAAAGGCTTATGGACACAGCTAGGACAATTACAAAACAAATGGCCAAGAGGATATAAGAAATAAATAAAATAATCAAATGAATACACAAGGCAAAGTAAATAAAAGACTATTTAGTAAAACTGAATTAACTACTCATATAGTTTAACTAATATAATTAAAAATGAAAAAATTTGAAACTCCAAGTAGAACAAGTCCTAGAGGTAGTCGCAGAGCGTGTCTGTGTGAGGACAACACCTATTCAGTTAAATGCTGTAAGGGGAATATAGTAAATCAAGGCATTGGTAAAATTTAAAAATGCAAATATAAATTAATAATCGTTATAGTAATATGAAATCAACCGAAATTTTAAACAAAATTAAAACTTTCTTAGGAGACGAAGCTAAAGTTGAAGAAACAGTTGAAGAAACTCAATTAGAAGCTCAAGAAGAAATCCAAGAAGAAGTAAAAGTAGAGTTAGCACAAGCTAAACTTGAAAACGGCACAATCGTAGAATCAGAATCATTTAAAGCAGGAGACGAAATCTTTATCGTAACAGACGATGAGAAAGTAGCAATGCCTGTTGGAGAATATGTAATGGAAGATGGCAAACTTCTAGTAGTAGAAGAAGAAGGAATCATTGCAGATTACAGAGTTGTTTCTGATGATGTACCTCAAAAAGAAGATGAAATGGCAGAAGAAAAAGAGTATGAATCAGTAGATGACGGAAAAGAAGCAGCAGTTGATGACTGGGCAGGCATGGAAAAAAGAATTAAAAATCTTGAAGATGCTATCGCTGATATTAAAAGCAAGATGGGAGAAAAAGAAGATTTTGAAAAACTTGAGAAAGAAGTTAAGCAGCAATTATCAGAAACACCTGCTGCTGAAGCAATTACTCATAATCCAGAAGTAAAAAAGAGCTTTAATCTAAAGTATGCTCAAAATAGACAGCAAAATTCTTTAGATAGAGTATTAAGCAAAATGTATAATAATTAAAAACAATTAAAAAATGGCAAATCCAACTTATACCGCAGGAACTTACGCTGGTGAGTTTTCAGGTAAAATTTTAGGGGCAGCATTGTTAAGTGCATCAACTTTAGATGCTGGTGCGATAACAATTATGCCTAATGTCAGGTATAAATCTGTATTACAGGTAGGTGCTTGGGCAAATGTAGTTAAAGGAGCTAGTTGTGATTTTACAGCTACTGGCGCTTTAACTTTAACAGAAAAAGTATTAACAACAAAAGAACTACAAGTAAATGCAGAACTTTGCAAGCAAGATTTAGTTCAGGAATGGCAAGCTGTAGAGATGGGATTCTCTGCTTACGCTGAAATACCAAACTCTTTTGAGGAGTATGTAATTTCAAGAGTAGCTGCCGAAGTAGCAAACGCTACAGAAACTTCTATTTGGGCTGGTGCTTCAGGAGCTGATGACTATGATGGTTTTCAAGCTCTTGCTCTTGCAGATGGAGATGTAGTAGATGTAACTGCTTCAGCAATAACTTCTGCAAATGTAATTGCACAAATGGGTGCTGTAGTAGATGCTGCAAGTAAAGCTGCTTTAGGAACTGCTGATCTTACTCTTTATGTATCAACAAATGTAGCTAGAGCTTATATTAGAGCTTTAGGTGGATTTGGAACAAGTGGTCTAGGTGCTGCTGGTATTGATAATAAGGGAACATCTTGGTATTCTAATGGAAATCAATTAACATTTGAAGGTATTCCAGTTTTCGTAGCTAACGGAATGGGTAACAACAAAATGATGTTAACTCCTAAATCTAATTTATTCTGGGGAACTGGCTTAGCTGACGACAGAAATGAAGTAAGATTTATTGATATGGCTGATAAAGACGGAAGTCGCAATGTAAGAGTTATCATGCGTTGGACAGCAGGTTGTCAAATCGGAGTAGGAGCTGATTTAGTTTACTATTCATAATAATTAAAGGGGTAGTTAACCCTACCCTTTTTATAATAAATAATTGTTAGCTGAAACGCTAACTAATTGAAAATCAAATACTTATGGCGTGTGTATTAACAAAAGGTAGAAAAGTACCCTGTAAATCAGGAGTAGGTGGCTTAAAGTCAGTTTATTTTGCAGACTTTGGAGGATTAGGAGCTATTACTATTACTGATTTTGAAATTTCAGCAATAGCAGGATCGCCTACTTTATATCAATTTGATTTAAAAGGTAATTCCTCTTTTGAAACTACCGTAACAAGCTCTCGTGAAAATGGTACTACATTTTACGAAAGTACATTAACTTTAAACTTTACATTCCAAGATAGACATACTCAAGAAGAAATAAGACTTCTTGCTATTTCAAGACCTCATATTTGGGTTGAGGCTTATAGTGGTCCAGCAGGAAGCTCTTATTATTTAATGGGTAAGGTCAATGGATGTGAGTTAACGACAGGTAATTTTTCTAATGGAGCAGCAATGGGAGACCTAAATGGTTACTCATTGACATTTACAGCACAAGAAATGGCTGCACCAGACTTTACAATTTCAACAGTTGTAACAGGAGCTAGTCAAGGTTCTCAAATAACACCTAACTAATAGGATTCTAACTTGTTTTAAAAAAATCAAGGGGTATGTTAATCGTATCCCTTTTTTTTATATCTTTGTTATAGTGTTTTCATAATTTAGTTTAAGGGGAGGTTTTAATACCTCCTTTTTTTATACGCAAAATCTAAAGTTTATTCGTTATATTAGTATGATACATTTAACGACATCAGCTTCTAGTCAAACAATGAAGATAATTCCAAGAAGTTATGCCTCTAGTGTTAGTATGATTTTAAGAGACGATTCAACTAATACCTCCACAACCTATAGTAGCATAAGCACTTCAACAGACAAAAATTATTTAGTAATTGCAAAAGCTTTAAGCCCTGTTTTAGTTGAAGGTAGATTTTATGATATGACAGTTAAAGAAGGTGCAAATATAATTTATAAAGATAAAATATTTTGTACTAATCAAACTGTAGATCAAGCAAATAACGATTATTACACTATGAATAGTGGAGAATACACTACAGAAGATAGTTACGATAACGATTATATTATAATATGAAAAATAAAACTGAATTAAGTATTGTTAATTTAAGCACTTATACTTCTCCTGTAGTAAAAGAGGTAATGGGTAAAGAGTGGATAGCATTTGGAAAAAATAATGACTATTTCCAATATTTAATAGACCGCTATAACGGAAGTCCGACCAATATGGCTATTATAAACGGAATCTCAGAGATGATATTTGGGAAAGGCTTAGACGCTACTGATTCTAATAGACGACCAGACCAATATGCAATGATGATTTCTTTATTTAGAGATGAAGTTGTAAGAAGACTATCTTCTGACTTAAAATTAATGGGTCAATGTGCAATGCAAGTAATTTATTCAAAAGATAGATCAAGAATTGTAAAAGTTGAGCATATTCCTGTTGAAACATTAAGAGCTGAAAAATGTAACGAAAAAGGAGAAGTACCTGCTTACTTTTATTTTAATGATTGGTCTAAGTATAAAAAAAGTAGTGTACTAAAGCGTATTCCTGCTTTTGGTATGTCTAAGGAGGGCTTAGAAATAATGTATATTAAGCCTTATAGAGCAGGATACAAGTATTATAGTCCGCCAGATTACGAAGGTGGTACGCAATATTGTGAGTTAGAACAAGAAATATCTAACTATCATTTGAATAATATAATGAATGGTCTTGCTCCAAGTATGTTAATTAACATGAATAACGGAACACCTGACCCTGAACAAAGGGAAATAATAGAAAATAAGATATATGAAAAGTTTTCAGGTAGTTCAAATGCAGGTAAATTCATACTTGCTTTTAATGATGACCCAGCAACTGCTGCAACAATCGACCCTATTCAGTTAAGTGAAGCTCATAATCAGTATCAATTTCTGTCTGATGAGAGTTCTAAAAAGATTATGGTTGCTCATAGGGTTGTTAGTCCTATGTTATTAGGGGTAAAAGACAACACAGGCTTTGGTAGTAACGCAGATGAGTTAAAAACAGCTTCTATTTTGATGGATAACATGGTTATTAGACCTTTTCAGACACTTTTAATCAATGCCTTTGACCAAATACTAGCTTACAACGATATATCGCTGCATTTATACTTTAAAACGCTTCAGCCGCTTGAATTTACTGACTTATCTAATGTAACAGACGAAGAAACACGAGAAGAAGAAACAGGAGTTAAATTAAGTAATGAAGAAGAAATCTTACTAGAATCATATAGTGATTATCCAGACGGAGTAAAGAACAACGCTAAAAAAGGCATAGAATTAAACAAGAAAGTAAACAATAAGTGCGCTACACAAGTAGGTAAGGTGCGAGCTAAACAACTTGCGCAAGGCGAAGCAATTTCAAAAAAAACAATTAAAAGAATGTACTCTTATTTAAGTAGAGCAGAAGAATACTATGATGAAGGAAATACTAAGGCTTGTGGTACTATTTCTTATTTACTATGGGGAGGAAAAGCAGGTTTAAGATGGAGTAAATCTAAACTAAAAGAATTAGGAGAAATAGAATTAGCTAGTATGGTTGTAAGTGATAATTTAGCTATTATAGATAATAGATTAGCATACTCAACGAAAGAGTTAGCAATTACAGCCGCAGATAATATAGGTTGTGATAAATACCACGAGCATGAGTTTGAGGGTAAAACTTGGTATATGCCTTGTAAAGATCATTCAGAAGCTACAAGCCTATCAAAAGATTTAGAAAAATTTATAGATACGGAAGTTGCTGATAGTTTAATAGATTTAGGAGAAAATGAAGAAGATTTATTAAAAAACTTTGATATTGTTGATGAAAGAGAGGTAAATTATGATTTTGATGGAGAATTAGACGAGGTTATAAAAGATTTAAACAAAACAGAGCTTGCAAGTACAGGAGTTGCTAGACCATATAAAGAAGATCCTCAAGATGGTAAAAGTAAACAAGAAAAATACGAAGATTATACATTTTTAGTTAGATACATGTATAACCCTGCTAGAGTTCAAGCAAGTTCAAGAGAATTTTGTCGAAAAATGGTTTCAGCTAAAAAAGTTTATCGTAAAGAAGATATAGAAGCAATGACAAGCAAGGTAGTTAATGCAGGATTCGGTAAAGGTGGGTCAAATACTTATTCAATATGGTTATGGAAAGGCGGAGCGAGATGCAAGCACAGATGGTATCGTAAAACATATATGAGAAAAGATGGCGAAAGAAGTTTAGGAGAAAATATATCATCAACAGAAGCAAAGAGTAGAGGGTTTACTCCAAAAGGAAGAAAAAATGCTAAAAGAGTTTCTGTAGCTCCAAACGATATGCAATATAAAGGTTATACAGCGGCTTACTGGAAGAAAATGGGTTTTAAAAATTAATTATGGCAACAGTATTATTTATAACGAGAACGGATTTAATAAAAAACTCTATCATTGATGGAAATGTAGATACTGATAAATTTATTCAATTTGTTAAGGTAGCTCAGCAAATAGAAATCAAAAATTATCTAGGTACAGCGTTATACGATAAGATAAGCACAGATATTGCTTCAGTAAGTGGATTGTCAGGAAATTACTTAACATTGGTTGTCGAATATGTGCAGCCCATGCTAATCTGGTACGCCCAGAGTGAGTTCATTCCTTATAGTGCCTATCAAATAAAGCAAGGAGGGATTTATAAACATACTAGCGAGAACGCTGAAACAGTAAGTAAAACAGAAGTAGATTTTTTAGTCCAAAAGGCTAGAAATACCGCAGAATATTATACGCAGAGGTTTATAGATTACATTAATAATAATAGTGGTTTATTTCCTGAGTATAGTCAGAATAGTGGAGGTGATGTATTTCCAGATTCAGACGCTACCTTTAATGGTTGGGTGCTGTGATATATAAACCAAAAAGTAAAAATATAGTTAAACTAAAAAAGTTTTTAAATATGAATTGGGTACAAACAAATACATTAAACACAGAAATAGTTTACAAAAAAACTAAATAATGGCATACGGAAATATATACGAAGATAGTTGGTGGGGGAACACTAATGAAGCGAATGGTTGGGGATCAATATATCCTTTTAATGCTGATGCTTCTAATTTTAGAGCAGATACAACTTTAATATTAGCAGATACAACCTTATATACAGCCGATCAAACAGAATATTAAAAAATAAAAAACTAAAAAATGAGTAAACAAACAGTAAATATAGGATCAAGTGCAAATGATGGAACAGGCTCACCGATAAGAACCGCCTTTGAGATTTGCAATGATAACTTCACAGAATTATATTCTAGTGGAACAACAGCTCTTGCTTTCAAAATAGAAGGAACAAATTTTACAGGGTCTTTAATTGTAGGACATAGTACAACAGGTACATTATCCGCCGCTACATATAATACCGCTCTTGGTATAGGAGCAATGGATGCAATAACGCAGGGTGATTATAATGTTGCTATCGGTTATAATGCTGGTACAGCTCTAACTACTGGTAGTCATAATGTATTGTTAGGCGCTACTGCTGGTGATTCTTTAAATACAGGGGATCAAAATATAGCAATAGGCTATCAAGCCCTTCAATACGAAACTGCGCATGGTGGTAATATAGCTATAGGTCATCAATCGTTAACTACTTTGCGTGCTGGTTCAGATGCTTATAATGTAGCAATTGGGTATGATTCTGGTAAGCTAGTTTCAACAGGTATTGAAAGTGTATTTATTGGAGGTTTAGCAGGAGATGCTATCACAACAGGATCAGGAAACGTTGCTTT